CTTACTGCTGCTATGGATGAACTCAAAGGTATGATTGATGAAATCAAGGCTATGATGTCACCTAAAGAAGAGGAGATGAGTGAAGAGGTAGCAGAAGAGCAAGTAGAGATGTCTACTGATGAACCTGCTGCGAAGCCTATCAAGCACTCACCAGAGACTAAGACTGCTGAGATGCACAAGTTTGCTAAAGGAGCGAGAAAAGACACACTATCAAGAATCTTTGACAAGTTAGGATAAATGAAGCAAGTAGAAAAGATATGGGCAGAGCTTTCTGCAAAAGCACAGGAAGTAGAAACTCCTCAAGAGGTTGAGTTGAGCGAGGAGCAAGTAGAACTTGGTGCTATTGAAGATGCTATTAGGCAAAAAGAAAATGATGCTAAAGAACTTCAAAGAGAAATAAATGGTTATGCTGCATCCGCAAGAGATGTTATAGCCTCTATTGGTCAAGCTGAAAAAAAATATGTGGCTGCAAAAGATGCTTTCAAGAAATTCCAAGATGAAGAACAAGCATACAACAAAGAGTTGGATAGAGCTGATGACTTGTATAGAGCGTTAGACCAAAATACTGCCTTTGGTAAATGGAACGAGTTGTTTGATTTAAATAAGGAGTTAGAGCGTTACAATGGTAAAACTTTCCCTGTAAATGAATCTCGCACTAAAGAAATGAGAGAGGCGGTAGATTTATGGAAAAGTATTAAGTCTAAATTTCCAAAAATTAAGTAAATAAAAAGGAGGGCATTGCCCTCCTTCTTTTTTATTCGCCATATGCAGATGGTATCCTTTTACCATCGTGAGTAATCAAATCTTCACCCTCCCAATGTGTAGAGTAGTAGAAGTTTTGTCCGTTAGAGTACATATCAAAATACTCAATAAAATCTTCTACGGTGTACACATCACTTTCATCCGTTACAAAGCCAGAAGTATTGTAAGGGTTGCTATCAATCTGCTTTAGGTGTTCAAGGTTTTTAATCAATTCCATCATTTTTTTCGTTTTGGTTTCTACAAATATATAAAAAAACTAACACCTACAACATTAGTTAGTTAACATAGTATAAATTTTGAATAATCATTTTTAAAAGAAGATAAAAAATGGCAACATCAATTACTACAACTTACGCAGGTGAGTTCGCAGGGAAGTACATCTCCGCTGCATTATTGAGTGCTGATACCATTGAAGGTGGTGGTATCACCGTAAAGCCAAATGTGAAGTATAAAGAAGTGATGAAAACTCTTTCTACTAACGCATTGGTAAAAGACGCTGCTTGTGACTTCGCTGACCAAAGCACAGTAACTTTGGCAGAGCGTATCCTTCAGCCTGAAGAGTTCCAAGTAAACTTAGAGCTTTGTAAAAAAGATTTCCATAGCGATTGGGAAGCAGTACAAATGGGATATTCTGCATTTGACACATTGCCTCCATCATTCTCCGATTTCTTAATCGGTCACATCGCTGCTAAAGTAGCACAGAAAATGGAAGAAAACATTTGGCAAGGTGCTAACGCTACCGCAGGTGAATTTGATGGTTTTACCGTTCTATTGGCTAATGATGGTGATGTAGTAGATGCTACTACTACTGAGACAAGCATTACTGCATCTAATGTTATCGGTGAGTTGGGTAAAGTAGTTGATGCTATCCCTTCTGCCGTTTACGGAAAAGAAGACTTGTACATCTATGTATCACAACACATTGCTCGTTCTTATGTTCGTGCTTTAGGTGGATTCGGTGCTCAGGGTCTTGGTGCTAATGGTGTTAACAACGGAGGTACTACTTGGTACAATGGTGGTGACTTAGCGTTTGATGGTGTAAAGTTATTTGTTTGTTCTGGTTTGCCAGATGGCAAGATGGTAGCTGCACAGAAGTCTAACTTGTTCTTCGGTACAGGTTTATTGAGCGACCACAACGAGGTTAAGCTAATTGATATGGCTGACCTTGATGGTTCTCAAAATGTTCGTGTTGTTATGCGTTTTACGGCAGGTATCCAATATGGTATCGGTTCGGACATCGTTTATTACACAACTGCATAATAGTAGTTTAGTTTAGTTAATAATTAGGGCAGGTAGGCTGATGCTTGTCTGCCCTTTTTTAATAAAAAGAAAAGAAAAATGGCTTGTGATTTAACAAAAGGTCGTGCTTTACCTTGTAGAGAATCGGTAGGTGGTCTTAAAGCAGTTTACTTTGTAGACTTCGGAGACTTAGGAACGATTACTCTATCTTCGGATGAGGTAACAGATATGACAGGAACATTCTCTGCATACAAGTATGAGCTTAAAGGCACATCAAGTGTAGAGCAAACGATTAACGCATCTCGTGAAAATGGAACAGTATTCTTTGACCAAGCGGTTACTCTTTCTTTGCCTCAGTTGAGCAAGGAAGATAACAACGAAATCAAGTTATTGGCATACGGAAGACCTCACATTGTTGTTGAGGATTATAACGGAAATGCTTACTTGGTAGGTCGTGAACACGGAGCAGATGTTACAGGAGGTACTATAGCCTCTGGTGCTGCTATGGGTGATATGAGTGGATACACGCTTACATTCAACGCTATGGAGCGTACTGCTGCAAACTTCCTTGCAGGTTCTGCTGATGGTGACCCATTTGCAGGTATGAGTTCTGCTACTGCTGGTATTGTTACTTCGTAATAAAGTAGTATATTTGTAAGACCTACGACATAGGTGTTTTGGTTTTGGGATAGGGTAGTTCTTCGGGGCTACCCTTTTCTTTTTCATAACACTTACCTCTATTAGTGGTTAACCTATTATGCATATTGTAACCACAACAGATAAGAAGATATACTTTGTGCCAAGAGCGTTTGATACAAGCGTGTCGGTAAAGATTACTGATGAGGAGACAAACACTTCTTCTACTGAATCGTTAACTGCTACGCAAGAGGCTAATTACTTGCATATCACACCTACCTATACATTTGAGCAGGATAGATACTATACTATTAGAATCACAGGCACTAACGAGATATATAGAGGTAAAGTGTTCTGCACTAACCAAACTGACTTAGAGAAGTTTAGTATTAACAATGGTGAGTTCACTCACTATGAGGATACTGATAATGATAATCAATACATTTACCGATGAGTAATATACGAATCGTTAACCTCGCCTCACACACTACCCCTGCGGTGATTGAAGACAATCGTAAAGAGTGGGTTGCCTATGGCGAAGACAACAACTACTTCCAATACCTTATTGATAGGTATAATGGTAGTGCGACAAACAACGCTATCATCAATGGTATGACCGAGCTTATGTACGGCAAGGGATTATCTGCGACTGATGCCTCTCGTAAACCAGAGGCGTATGCTCAAATGATGAGCCTATTCAAGCGTTCTTGTTTGCGTAAGGTAACCTTTGACCTAAAAGCATTGGGTCAAGCAGCCTTCCAAATCATTTACAACAAGGATAAGAGTAAGATTGTACAGGTAGCACATATGCCTATAGAGACACTACGCTTTGAGAAGATGAATGAAGATGGTGAGGTTTGTGGGTACTACTACTCTAAAGATTGGACAAAGATTCGTAAGAAGGGCTATGAGCCTGTAAGAATCCCTGCCTTTGGACACGGAGAAAAGGGTGAAGCGTTAGAAATCTACTGTATCAAGCCTTATCGTTCTGGGTTCTACTATTATTCTCCTGTAGACTATCAAGGGGGTATCTCTTATGCTGAGTTAGAAGAGGAGGTAGCAAACTACCATATCAACAACATTAAGAACGGTCTAAGCCCTTCTATGTTGATTAACTTCAACAACGGAGTACCTACTGAGGAGGAGCGAGAACTTATAGAGCGTAGAATTATCCAAAAGTTTAGCGGTTCTTCTAACTCTGGTAAGTTTATCCTTGCGTTTAACGATAACAAGGAGATGGCTGCAAGTATTGAGCCTGTACAATTGTCGGATGCAAGTGAGCAATACCAATTTTTAGCTGATGAGAGTATGCGTAAGTTGATGGTAGCACACAGGGTTACCTCACCTATGTTGATGGGTATTAAAGACCAAAGTGGTTTAGGTAACAATGCTGATGAGTTGAAGACTGCAAGTCTCTTATTCCATAACACGGTTATACGACCTTTCCAAGAAATGATATTGGATGCTATAGATGATATCCTTGCTTACAATGACATTAGTTTAAATATATACTTCAAGACACTACAACCTTTAGAACTACAAGCAGATATTACTGAAGACCAGAAAGAAGAACTTAGTAAGGTTGAGGATTGCGGATGTAAGGAAGAATTGAAAGATGCTGATGATCCTTGTACGGAAGGTTATGAGCAGATAGGTATGAAGATGAAAGATGGCAAGAAAGTGCCTAACTGCGTACCTATAAAAGCTGAAGAGCAACTAAGCGAGGATACTCGCCCTTTTCTTGATGACAAGTTAGCCCACGAGATGTTAGATGCATTGGCTGACTTGGGTGAGGAAGAGCCAGAAGGCTACGAACTCGTTGATGCAGAAATTGTAGGTGATGATGAACCTGAAGACTTTGATGTAGAGAACTACCTCAACGGACTTACTGAATTATCAGCAAAGCAAGATAGCACTCAAGATGGAGACATCTACAAGGTGAGATACAAGTATGTGAAGGGTACTAAGAAGACTGCTAAAGGCAGTTCTCGTACTTTCTGTAAGACTATGCTATCTCAAGGAAAATTGTACCGCAAAGAGGATATTGGTATGATGAGTGCAAGAGGTGTAAATAAGAGCTTTGGACACAAGGGTAGAAACTACTCTCTATTTAAGTATAAGGGCGGTGTAAACTGCTACCACAGGTGGGAGCGTAGAATCTACAAGAAAAAGTTGAAGAAGAACGGAGAACCTTACGGTGGCGATGCACTACGAGGTACGAGATATGTTAATGTTAACCAAGCCGTAAGAGCAGGATTTAAGCTACCTAAAAACCCTAAAGAGGTTGCAGTAGCACCAATAGATATGCCAAGACAAGGGCATCACCCTAATTACAAAGGATAATGGCAAAAGTATTATTTATAAAGAGAGATGACATTGTACGCAATAGCGTACTCTCTGGTAATGTAGATAGCGACAAGTTCCTACAATTCATTGAGATCGCTCAAGAGATACACATACAAAACTACTTAGGCACTAAGTTGTACGATAAGTTGCGTAATGATATCATAGCAGGTAGTGTACCTACTGCTTATGCTACTTTGTTGGATGACTATGTACAACCGATGTTAATACATTGGGCTATGGTTGAGTATTTACCTCACGCTGCCTACACTATAGGTAATGGTGGTGCGTATAAGCATACTGCTGAGAATAGCATAGCGATGGAGAAGAACGAGGTAGACTTCTTGACTAACAAGCATAGAGACATTGCAGAACACTACACTCGTAGGTTTATTGACTTTATGTCTTTTAACAACTCTACTTATCCCGAATATAACACGAATAACAACGATGATGTACACCCAGACAAAGATGCAGTCTTCAATGGATGGCAACTCTAAGAAACGCTACAAAGTCAAAGAGGTTAACCTAAAGAAGCTCAAAAGGCTTGTAAAAAAAATAGAAAGAAATGAACTTCGGAAGCATATATAGTTCTACATATTGGGGAAATGGAGTAACTGATAACACTATCGGTTGGGGTATTGTATATGAAGATTTAGTTTCATAAAAATGTACGATAAAAACTACATACCCTCACGCACCTCTCCTAAAGGTGATAGAAGAGGTTGTCTATGTTGGGAAACCTCAACCTACTCTATCAAGTGTTGTGATGGCTCAGTAAGAGCGCAAGGTGTTGGTAGTGTTTACTTTACCGATGAAGACTCAAATTTACCAATAAACTTAACACCACCTGTTATTTCTGGAACTGCTGAGAGAGGAGAAACTTTAACAAGCACTACAGGTACTTGGACAGGCACAGGCACAATAACCTTTGCATATCAATGGCGGAGAGATAATGTTAACATAAGCGGTGCTACATCTTCAACTTATGTGTTGGTAGCAGATGATGATAATACAAGCATCACTTGTGTAGTTACTGCTACTGATGATGAAGGTTCTACAAATAGTTCATCTAATGCTATTAGCCCTATACTCGGTTCTCCTTATAACTTGGTTGCACCTGTAGCAAGTGGAACAGGACAAGTAGGTCAAACACTATCTACTACTAACGGAAGTTGGCAAGGGATTGCTACGATCACATTCACCTATCAATGGAGAAGAGATGCAAGTGATATTAGTGGGGCAACCTCAAGCACTTACACATTAGTTGCTGATGATTATGCTACTGATATTGATTGTGTAGTTACTGCTACAAATAGTTTAGGAAGTGCTAACCAAGATTCTAATGATATAGCAAACATTGCAGGAAGTGTTCCTGTGATAAGTGGAGTACCTACAATAAGTGGAACGGCTAAAGTAGGTGAAACATTAACTGCAACTGCGGCAAGTGTTACAGGCACACCAACTCCTACAGATACATTCCAATGGCAAAGAAGCGATGATGGAAGTACAGGATGGGCTAATGTTTCTGGTGCTACAAACACTACTTATACTGCCGTATCAGCAGATGAAGGTAAATTCTTGAGAGTAGTACAAACCTCTACAAATGAAGCAGGAAGTGATACTGCAAATAGTGCATCTACTACTCAAGTAGCAGCAGCGTTTACAGGTATATTAGACACTTATAGTGGTGCTACGGCTGCTTACTCTTTACGATTACTAAGAAGTGGTTATACAGGTAGTGCTATTCGTGTTAGGAGGGCAGATGATAACGCAGAACAAGATATAGGATTTAGAAATAATGAGCTTGACACTTCAGCTCTTGCTACATTCTGCGGTAATTCCGATGGATATATAACTACTTGGTACGAGCAAAGCGGTGCAAGTGGTGCAGCAAATTTAACTCAATCTACCGCATCCAATCAGCCTAAGATTTATGATGGTGCTACAAGCTCCGTAGTATTAGAGAATAGTAAGCCTACTATAGAGTTTGACTACACCTCAACGCAACACTTTAGCGCAAGTCCTACAAATTGGAGCAGTATAGTAGATGATACTAACCATACTATTTCTATGGTTTATAATCTAAACCAATATAGCAGCCCACGCTCAACGCTTTATAATATAGCAAGTGATGAGGTAAGCGGTGGCGAGGGTGACACTCATATAGCTATGGCTCGTAGTGCAGGATTGAGAATCGGATTTTTTGACAAGAGCGTAGGTTCAATAACTAAAACCGCAGGGTTTATATCAACGATTGGAGGAGCGCAAAACGGAGTGCAGTATGTAGTAACTTCTATTTATGATACTACCGACCTAAACTCATTTGCAAATAGTACCATTGAGGATAACAATACCTCTAATCCCGAAGCACCAAAAACCGCTAACAAATTCTTTATAGGTGCGAATAGCAACTCTGCCAACCCAATGGATGGGAATATGCAAGAGTTCATTATTTGGAATGTTGACCAAACAAGCAACCGAAGCGGTATAGAAACGAATATTAACGACTACTACTCTATATACTAATGTACTACACAAGCACAAATAGAGAAGAATTGGTAGCTTATAATGAAGCGGTAAATAGCGGAGAAGGCTACAACGGAACTACTACCACTTGGGCAAAGATTATAGAACACCCTAACGGAGCAGATTTCGCAATAAAGAAGCACCCTAACTACGATGCGGAACTAACTTTGGTGGAATCACTCAGCAATGATTGGTTTCCCGATACCATAGAATAATGAGACACATCAACAAGGTTATTATTCATTGCTCTGCAACTCCAGAAGGTAGAGATGTATCCTTAGATACTATACGCCAATGGCATATCAAACGAGGGTGGAGTGATATCGGTTATCATTATGTGATCTTGATTAACGGTACTATCCAAGAGGGTAGACCTGTAGAGAGAGCAGGAGCGCATTGTAAAGGGCATAACGCTAATAGTATTGGTGTTTGTTATGTAGGAGGTGTTGATGAGGATATGAAGCCTAAAGACACAAGAACTGCTGCACAAAAGATAGCAATGCAAAAGCTCTTACTATCTCTTACGGATACTTACGAGGGTATCACTATTCACGGTCACAATGAATTTAGCAGTAAGGCTTGTCCATCATTTGATGTTCAAACGGAATTATAATTGTAAGTAAGATGAATACTACAGATTTAAAAGTATATTTGATGAATGTCTCTACGATGGCGATATCCTTCAGTAATTTAGAAGCAACTTTAAAGATTGTGTTATTGATTGCCTCAATCGGATATACTGCCCAAAGATGGTATCTAATGAATAAAGAAAACTAAATGAACATCACCCACGACAACGATAGCTTAGATAGCTTTATCCAAGACCTTACAAACACCGACCAACCTACTTGCAACATTGACAATCCTGAAGACTGCGAAGCCTGTGGTTGTTAAGTGGTGCAGTATTGAACCAAAGGAATGTACCTGTAAAAAAGATTGTAATGAACCCACTAATAACAAAACTGCTCGGAAAAGGCGCACAGGACACGATAGAAGCCGTTTCTAATGTTGTGGATAGGTATGTATCCACTCCCGAAGAGAAAGAGGCTGTAAGAGCCTCTATTGAAGCCGAGATAAGTTCTCGTTGGAAAGCTGATATGGGTAGTGATAGTTGGCTCTCTAAAAATGTACGACCATTAACACTTATTGTAGTGGTAGCTTTTCTGGTTATTATGACCTTCTTTGATGGTCTTGGTTGGGTAGAAGTAGACCCTGCTTGGATACAACTATGGAATATGTTAAGTGTAACGGTTGTAGGAGGTTACTTTGCAGTACGCTCTTTAGATAAGAGAGGTAAGGTTAAGTAATTTAGAATCATTCTAAATAGCCTATGCTCTTAAGACTGCTTGTGTTCACAAGTGGTTGATAAAAGAAAGTGTTTTAAGTTGGTGGGGTAACCCACCTTTCTTTTTTTATATATATATTATATATATAGAGATATTAGATATAGTAGTTATTTAATATATAGATATATAGATATAGACCTATAGGTCTATTATAATATATAGAGATATAAAGAGATATAGATATATATTATATATAGAGGCACTCGCCTCTTTTTTTTTATCTCTTTGTTGTATGTAAATAATTTTGTGTACATTCGTATCAAATCAAAACATTTACAAAGTGGATAAAACACCAGAACAACTACAGGAGATATTTGAGTGGTATGCTCAATGGTTATCAACATCAGCAGAAAACCCTCAAGAACTTATAGAATGGTTATGCGACAATCTTAAACCAAAAGCATTAGAAACCATAGTGCGTACTTACGAATCCAATAATAATTAATCCTATGTCATCATTTAAAGATCAATACTTAGACCTGTGTGAAGCAAGAGTTGAAGCTCTTGAGAAAGAACTCAATCACCTAAAAAACTTCATCATTAGAGACTTCTCTCGTAGGGAGATAGATGCTGATAGTGTCTTAGCAATGTTTAACGCTTACAAGAAAGCCCTTAATGAAACACAAACCGAGATATAGTGTATCCGAGTATCCAGAAACATATGAAATCAACGAAATCACCAAGCAAGACCACTTTTACCTACACTTTGGATTCTACGATGACCGAAAGGTCTGGGGAGCAAGAAGTGAGTCAAGACTCGCCAAGTACCACCAACAAGAAATTGACACCTCCTTACTATCAAGGAAAGTATAAAGGACTTCAAGCCTTTGATGTGTGTATGGACTTTGCAAGAGATTCATATAACATTGGTGTGGCTATCGCCTACCTCTTACGAGCAGGTAAGAAACCTAACAATCCTATGGTGAATGATTTGCTCAAAGCCATAGATCATATAGAAAAGGAACTTGAATACATAGGTTATGATATTGAAAGAGCTGAGTCTACATTTGACTCTACCGAAGACAGTAAGTCTTAATACGCTATACGCAGGTAAGCATTGGACATTTAGAAAAAAGAAGAAAGATGAGTATAAAAAAATCATTGAAAAAGAATTGGCTCGTTATGACCACCATATTGCAAAGGGTATGTCTATCTATATTAGGTACAATGCTCGTACCGATGTGGACAATAATGTACTTGTGTCAAAATTTGTTGCTGATACTCTCGTTGCTAACGGATGGATTGCTGATGACTCTCCTCAACATTATAACAGGCTCACTATCGTTTATGACACTACGGTTGAAAAGAATTATTGTGAGGTTGAAATTAGATTAAGAGATGCAGTTGCAAGAGATTAATCAATTGGACTTGTTCTCAGGTATCGGAGGTTTTCATCTTGGATTTGAGAGAGCAGGGTATAAAGTCAATAGCTACTTTAGTGAGGTTGATAAACACGCAGTAGCAGTATATAAGAACCAATTTAAAGATAGCACTTATGTCGGATCAGTTACAGATGTTCGGGGAGAAGACCTCCCAAGAATTGACCTCATCACTTTCGGAAGTCCTTGCCAAGATTTCTCATTGGCTGGAAAACGAAAAGGGATGGGGGGAGAAAGAAGTTCTCTTATCACGGAAGCAATTAGACTCGTTCACGAGTGCAGACCTCGTGTATTTATCTGGGAAAATGTTAAGGGAACATTCTCCTCAAATGATGGCGCAGACTTTTGGGCAATTATCCAAGCCTTTGCCAACATTGGGGGTTATAGATGTGAATGGCAATTGTGTAACACAAGTTGGTTTTTACCGCAAAACCGTGAGCGGATTTACCTTGTCGGATATCTTGCAGAAACCAGAGGAGATTGGCGAGGAGTTTTTCCTATCGGAGAGACTGCAAAACACATTGATGAGAAGGTCGGGAACGAAGCAAGGGAAACAACAAGTGAGCAAACTGCGATTGCACGAACAATAAGTAGTCGTATTCATAAGATGGGTAATGATGATACATACATCAAAGTAAAGTCAGCCACTTCTACAGGTTATGAGGTAGCTACTCAGGGCGATAGTATAAACCTCTCCCAACCGAATAGCGAGACTCGTAGAGGGCGAGTAGGTAAAGGTAAAGCTCAAACCTTAGAGACTTCTTGTAATCAAGCGGTAGTAGAGCCTAAAATAATAGGATATACAAGAGATGCTAAAGGGAAGGTAACCGATAGACACCTAAAAGATGAGGCAGGTACTATACACTCATCAAGTGGTGGAGGTGGTAATACTGACCAATTCGTACAAGACTACCGCATCCGTAGACTAACACCAATAGAGTGCGAGAGGTTACAAGGCTTTCCAGATAACCATACCGAGTACGGTAATTATGATGGGGAGGTAAAGAAGATGAGCAACACCCAACGCTACAAACAATGCGGTAACGCAGTAACCGTTGATGTGGTTCAAGCGATTGCAAATAAACTACATCCATTGTTTGAGTAACAAACATTTTTATTAACTTTGAACTATTAACTAAATTAAATAGATATGACTAAAACATCAGTCGTTAAGGACATCAAGTCCGCAGGTCAGCCCTACGAAGGGCAGTACGGAACTCTATATGGGTTCTATGTAACATTTGAGAACGGAGACAATGGGAAGTACAATTCCAAGTCTCAAGATCAAACAAAGTTTGTAGTAGGTCAAGAGGCTACTTACGAATACATTGGTAGAGAGTATCAAGGCAAAACCTACTTTACGGTTAAGCCTGTAAACCCTCAGTTTGCAAATGTAACGCCTACATCTTCTGGTAAGAGTGTAGCGAGTTCATCAAAGGATGAGTTGATTGTTAGACAAACGGCATTAAAAGCAGCAGCAGAGTTAGGTGGTACACCTCAACAAGTTATTGCGAATGCACAGACCTTTGCTGATTGGGTGATGAAGAAAGCGGAGCTTCAAACATCTCAAGAGCAACACTTTGCAGGAAGGCAGGAAGCCCAACCAAAAGCAGAACCACAACCTGTGGATGCTGAAGGTTTACCTTTCTAAAAAGATACCTATATTTGAAGGGGGCGCATTGCGCTCCCTTTTTAACTCTTGAAACACTATGTCAAAAATATCTTATGCCGATGTGTTCGGTAAACTTGATGATGTCCGAATGGGCAAGGTTGAAGAAGGCATCAAGTTCGGTCAATGGAATCTTGACCAATACCTCCGATTTAAACGAGGAAACTTTAATGTAGTTCTGGGACACGCTAATGTGGGGAAGACTTCAGTCATCCTATATCTAATGTTATTACAAGCAATAAGGAATGATATAAGATGGTTGGTGTTTAGTTCCGAGAACACACCTGTATCTCTCATTAAAAAGATTAGCGAGTTCTTCTTGGGTAAGCCTATAAACCAAATAGAAGAGGATGAGTTTATGATGGCTCAAGACTTAGTACAACGCTACTTTGTCATTATTGATACGGATAAGAAGATGTACACCTATGCTGAGTTGTTAGAGGAGGCTACAGACATCTACCACGAAGAAGGCTTTGATGGTTTCTTGATTGATCCTTACAACTCGTTAGCAAAGGACAAGGAGATGTACAAAACACTTGGAGGTCACGAGTACGATTATGAGGTGGCTACCCACTTTAGGAATTGGGCAAAGCAACACGATGTAGCCATCTGGCTAAACACCCACGCAGTCACTCAAGCACTACGGATGAAACACCATCAAGGACACGACTATGCAGGTCACCCTATACCACCAAGTAGTGCAGATATAGAAGGTGGTGGTAAGTTTGTAAACAGAGCAGATGACTTTGTAGTGATACATAGATACATTCAGCACCCTACCGAATGGATGTATAACCATATACATATACGCAAGGTTAAGGAGGTAGAAACAGGTGGTAGACCTACGCCTATGGATGAGCCTGTAAAATTTCGTAGCTTACCAAATAATGTAGGCTTTGAGATACACGGAGAGAATCTCATAAGTAAGAAAGAAAAAGAACAAGGTAAGATGCCTTTTTAGTATATTGTGACTATGGAAGAAGAAGTATACCAATGGGTAAAAGGAGGTAGCAAGAGCATCGCATTGCTTTGGTTAAGACAAAAGAATGCTGACCTAATGCAGATAGCTAACGCACTAAAACCTCAAGACCTTAACAACGATTATGAGATGGACATTTTCCTTGACCTTATGTCTATCTACGGTGCTATCAATAGTGCTATAGATATGGTTGAGGATGTACAACAAATGGTCTGGGTAGCAGAGGCAAAAAATGCAGACCTTAAACTTACCATTAGGCAACTATCCTCTAAGGTTGCTGAATACGAAAAACGATTAGATAATTTAAACGAACACCTAAAATGATTGCAAACGAATTACACCTACAGGAAGAGTACGATAATTATGTTGTATTTAATAAGATCAACCCGAACCGAGAACATAGAAATGTGATGGCAAGGTTTGCCTTTATGGTAGCAGCGAGAGACATCTACAACACCTTGCAGATAGCCAGAGTAACGAAGAAGAACCACGCTACGGTGATATGGGCTTGGAAGAATCACGAGACTAACCTCAAGTTTGACAAGCAGTACCTTAGTTACTACAACCAAAGTTGCGACATCATTGATAGGATTCGTACTGATGAAGAGCAGAGTGAGGAGATGTCTTTGCGTAAAGAAAATGCTAAATTGAGGGAAAGGTTAATAAATGTTAGGGAAGATTTGTTAAAAGCTCGTAAAGAGTTGTATATTAGGGATGAAGAGATTAACCGCCTAAAAAAGTATGAACTTAGCGATTGACATAGCACCCTTATACGGACTATTACTTGGAGTAAACTATTGGAACTCCGAGTTGGATGATGACTATGAGAATCCCAAGTACCACTCTTTGCAGTTGTGCTTTGGGATTTTTGCTATTATAATTACTTGGGCTACTGAAAGAGAAGAGTAATGAATCTACTACACTTACTTGCTGAGTATCACAAGGAGTGGCTAAAGATGGCACACAAGTTTGGCGCAGGAGACTACGCTGAAGATATCGTGCAAGAGATGTACATACGCTTGAACAAGTACATAGACAAGCCAGAGCGTATAATGTACAAGAACCAACCCAACAAGCTCTTCATATGGGTTACCCTTCGCAATATGGTTCGCACCTTCCAAAACAAGAAAGACCTAATGCTCTACACAGGTGATATGGTAGAGTATGATATTGCAGAAGAAGAATACGACCTTATCCAAGCACAAGGCTTTGAGAAGATAATTGACAAGGTGTGGGATCTTATGAAAGACCAACATTGGTACGATCATAAGATGTTTGAAATATACCATACCACCAATATGTCAATGAGAGATATAGAGAAGGAAACAGGCATAAGCCTCTTCTCCATTTTTGATACACTAAGAAAATCTAAAGAGTATGTCCACGAAAAAATCAAAGAAGACTACGAAGACTACCAGAACAACGAAAGCGAAAGAATCTAAAGGGTTAGGTGATGACATTGAGAAAATCACTAAGGCTACAGGAATCAAGAAGGTAGTAGACACCTTTGCTGAACTCACAGGTATAGACTGTGGGTGTGATGCAAGAAAAGAAAAGCTCAATAAGCTATTCCCTAAGAAGACTCAACCTCTATGCTTAGAGGAGAGTGAGTACACTTTCTTAAAGGAGTTCTTTGTTGACTTTAATGGTAAGGAGTTAAGACCTCGTTACCACGAGCAACTATCAAGAATCCACTCAAGGATATTCCAACACAAGTTCTATATCCCTTGTACTTGTAACCCAAGAGAATGGAAGAGGCATATAGAGGAGTTAAGAAAGGTGTATGACCAATACGAAGCTGAGTAAGTTACTATTAGCTTGGTTGACCTCTCAAGGTCATAAGGTATTAGAATATGAAGAGAGTAAAGGTATTGCTACAAGATTCGGAGACCAGAAGTATCGCTTTGACATTAGTGGTTCTTTTGGGGGTATTAGGGTTACTTACGATTCTGGGGTTTTCTTCTTCTACGATGGTGAGCAGTTAATCAAAGAGACAAACCTAAATGAGTTCAGTTAGTAAAGGTAGATGGAGTTACTCTCGTAAAGAGGGTACAAGGAGTGAAGATAAGTTTGTAGCTGCTTGTATCCAACGAGGATATGAAACTAAGAAATCCTCAAAAGAGGAGGACATCCATTTACATATAGACTACTATGTTACTCGTGGGAGTAGAAGTACCGTATCGGTAGATGTTAAAGGAGGAAACCACCCTAAAGTGATATGGGTAGAGTTTAAGAATGTTAGAGGTAATGATGGTTGGATGTATGGTAAAGCCGATTGGATAGCCTTTGAACTTCCAGAGGTATGTGGGTTCGTTATGGTTCTTCGTGAAGAACTTGCATCACTTGCTGAAGAGATTGTTGATCCTGTATTTGTAGATAAGAAAGATGCAGATAGGAAATACTATCAACGCAAAGATAGATTAGATATTATCAGCAGGTTATGGTTGGATGATTTAAAGAGATGCCCTTCCTATAATGTTCTACCTTATGCTGATGCATAAAAATAATTTTGTAGAGTGTTAAGAATTTTGTTTATATTAGCAGAAACTAAAACACTATTACTATGTCAAAGAGTAAGTTCACTACTAAAGAGAACATCATCTACGGAGGTACTTGTTACCTATTAGTTACCCTTGCAGTATTCGCTATGGTAGCTTTCTATGAATTTGTTGAATCACTTTTTAATCTACCTGTATAATGGATTACTTAGATAGAGAGTTAGCAAGTCACCAATACTATCAAGATGCTACCTGTGATAATTGTGGGGGGTGTTTGATAGAAGAGTATTTTGATTGTCATTGTGAAGAAGAAGAAGATGATGACTATATTGAGAACCAAATAAATTACCAGAGATGATGACACATAGTCAAGCAATCCTACAAGCACAGATAGCCTTTGAAGAAGCGTTAAGCGACAAAGAGGCGATTGACCAACTCCTACATATAGATGCACAGATGTATCAAAACACAGGTAAGGAAACAAGCAAAGCAGAGATGTTATCTATACGCAGAGCATCTGCTTTTATTTATAGATTAATCAAGAGCATAGACCACGACAAAGGTCAACGCTTTATTCAAGGAATGGGACTTACACGATGAAGACCATTAATAGTTTATCGGGAGGGAAGACATCAAGTTATATAGCAGCGAACTATCCTGCTGACTATGATGTGTTCTCTCTTGTGCGTATAGAAGATACCAACTGTAAATTCCCCGATGAAAAGGTTCGTCAAATGGTTGAAGATAGAATCGGGAAATCATTCATTGCAACTGCTGAAGATGACAAAATAATTTACACAATGTTGGATTTAGAACAATACATTGGGCGACCAATCAAATGGGTAACAGGAGTAACATTTGACGAAGTGATTGAAAAAGGTGGCGGTACATTGCCAAATGTTATAAGAAGGTTTTGCACCACACAATTGAAATTGAATCCAATTTTTGATTGGTGGCGAGAAACAATAAATGAACCAAGTGAATTTAGAATTGGTTTCCGAGCCAATGAAATGAAAAGAGCGAAAAGAACTAAAGAAAAAACCAATCAAAATGGATTTTTAGAAATGAAAGCTATTGTTGGTAAGCGTGGAAAACGAAACAAATGGGATTTGATTGAATGGCAAAAACCAACATTTCCATTGATTAAAGATATGATTTTTAAAGACCAGATAGAAGAATTTTGGAAAGACAAAAATGTTCGTTTTGCGCCAATAAATAATTGTGTAGGTTGTTTTCATCAGAACGAAATTTTGTTGCGTAAACAATACGATTGGCACAAAGAAAAATTGAATTGGTTTGCATCAAAAGAAGGTGTGAAGCACCCAAACGATAATTGGCGTGGTGGCAAAGATTTGTTGAAATACAAAGACATCTTCAAATACAATTTGCAAACGGAATTGTTTCAAGATGATTTCAATGAGTGTGACTCTGGGTATTGCGGATTATAATTATATTTACTTAAATTAAAACACTATGTCAAAGTTAATTACAATGCTCAATGGTGAGCAACACAAACAAGATTGGCTCGTAGAACAAGCAGCCAACGATGACTTCTACTATGGCTATCTCGGTAAGGTAGCCTTCAGCAGTA